CGTCAAAAGATTCAAGATCAAACTGTCAACGCTCAAATTAAAAAGTTTTCTGAGTTCACCAAAGAGTTTGGATCCGGATTAGCTCAAGCGACTTACAACAGCTTGCTTTTTGGAGAAGGCTTCAAAGAGTCCATTGGGAATGTCTTGATCGGTATTGGTCAGCAAGCTTCAGTTGAAGCAATTATGGAACTAGCGCGAGGCTTTTCAAAGCTTGGCTCTCCATTAACTGCCGGACTAGCTCCTGCACACTTTAAAGCTTCGGCTCTTTTTGCCGGTGCTGCTACTGCTGCCGGTGTTGCCGGAAAAGCTCTTGGCGGTGGTGGGTCTTCAGCCGGTGGCGGTTCAAGTCCTGTCTCTCCAAGCGGAACACCACAAACAACTGAAGCACCACAGAGAGAACAAGCGGAAACATCAAGCATGGTGTTCAATATCAACTTTGGTGGCGCTGTTATCTATGATACTCAAAGAGCAGCTGAACAAGCTCTTGCGGATCGAATCACTAATCTTCAGAATACTCGAAGACGTGGATGAGAAGTTTATCAGATCAAGAGCTATTCACTCGAAGCGGTGGAAGCGCTGTTGAAATGCCTGACTTTTCACAAGGTCAAGGAGTGTATGAAGATGTTCTATTCTTCCTAAACAATCGAGAGTCAAATACTTCGGTCTATGGTACAGGCCAACTTCAAACTGATGCGACTTTTGGCGGTGCTTCGCAATGGTCAATCTCAATCAATGCAGATGATAAAGTTCAGATCATTAGCAATGCTGACTTCACTTTGACCAAGACCGGTTCAAGCGATCCTTTTGGCTTTGGAGATAGCGCAATCAATGCTCAACTTGATGGATCTAACTATGTAGTTACTGCTCCCAACGATTGGACAAGAGGATTGATTGAGCTTGAAGATGTTCTTTATCAGCTTGATGAAGGTGGTGATGTTGGCACTTTTAACTTCCCTTTGAATGTTCCTGATGTTCAAGACGTGACAACATTCTTGAGATCAAGCGAGAGCGATGCAGATGACTTCAGCTTGTCAAGCTTGACTGAATTGGACAACACAGCACAAAGCGAAACAGACATCTATTGGATGCTTGATGATAGTGGTCATACTCATTGTTTTTATCCAACAAGCGCTGGAGATATAACATGGACAAGCACAACACTAAGAGATCTATTGGGCTTCACAGGGAACGAATCCGCAACAACAAGCGGATCATACAGCCGATTGACTTCAACATACAAGAACGCTGGGGCCTTGCTTCCATCAAGACCATTTCAATCTCATCATCTGAGAGTGGAGAACTTAGGCCAAAGCCGAAGAAAGATTGGTGGGGGATATGTCGCAAACTTTATTGGAAGTTATGTTGTATCAAACCTTAATTTTGATGTTGATGCGTTGCTTGATCAAGTAGACGATTATCGACACTTTACCGAGCGATTCCTTCCTTTGGTCGGTCCGGGTGAAAGAATCAACTTTTATCAAGGTTGGGGAGATTCAAGACGAGCGCTTAGAACTGCTCAAGTAGTAGGAAGTCAATCAGCTTATGATCTGCTTTATACGAGCGAAGACAATGGAGATCAAGGCAGAGTCAGAGCAAGTCTACTCACTGCCAATTATGATCTTGCTTATCCAACACGACTCCGAAGACGTGTGCCTGTAAACATGGAGCTTGAACACTTATGAGCAACTCATATACAACACCACCGACTTTAGTTGATCCAAGTAGAGTGACAGCCGGATTGACATTAAGAACCACAGAAGTCTCCAAACTTGGTGAGCTTCAAAACTATGCTTTTGCTCATGGTGGGTGTGTGGATGCAGTGGCTCAAGCTTGGGGGCCTGCTGTCTTTAGAGTAGATGCAACAAGTCCAATAGATGTTTGTGAATGGTATATCCCAAGACCAAGCAATCATCACAATGTGTTCAAACTTAGAATAGCTTGTCACCGGACAGCTTCAGGAAACAAGATTGGTGGGCGAATAACCTTTCCTTTGTCTGCCAATAGTTATGATGCAGATGTAGCAATAACAGATTCAACAAGATATGGATCAGCCTTTGAAGAATTGAATATCTCAGTGACAGCTTCAGAGAATGAAATCTTTTGCAAGCTAACATTATTTGTTGAATGTGTCAGTGGGTATGTTGAAATATCAAATGTAAATGGTAATTGGACTTATATTAGTTCACCTTTATCAACCGGAGTTCTTCAGCAAGAATCAGATTTATTCATACCACAGGGAATCAACCGGCTTGGCGCTGATCGACCATTGAGCGCTCGCTTTGGTGTAGAAACATTGAGCAACATCACCACACTTAGAAAGCGAGGAAGAACGCTTTTAAATTGGTCGGGATCGTTCGACTTTGTATCTGGAAATAATGGTCCTCCCAAAGGACTTGGAACCTTCGATCTTGACTTGATGTATTCAATAGTTTCGCTCTTTGGTGGAATGAATCAACAAGAGGATCTTGATGTGGATGTCTTCATCAATGTTGAGAATTATGTCAGTGGAACTTTTGAAGTTGAAGTCTTTGGGTATAGATTGGCCATTGTTCAGAATGGTTGGAATAGCTATGGCCTAAGCTTAAGACTCAGTGAATTAGAAAGATACAGCCGAGACTTTAGGCTCTCCATGTATCAAGTCGGCTTGATGTCAACAACAAGAAATCAAGAGATTTTGCTTGGTGATAATAACCGAATCAATTCAAGTCCGGTTTATATCAAGGGCTTGTCAATTATAGGAGTCTAGCGTGTTAATTCCAACAGGATATAAAAGTCTTCCAAATGAGCAAGGTTGCTACAATAACCAAGTCCTTTTTGGTTCAACTGTTAGCCAAATGGCTAGCGCTTTAGCTCAACTCACTCACTGCAAGTTCTTAGCTCAAGCTCATTATAATATTGGTCAGAAATGCTTTACTATTATTGGTGGTCAGCAAGGAGCCAGCACATTATATAAGAATGTTAGTCAGTATAATCTCATGTATCAGACAACACCTTTGAGCAGTCATTTAGCCTTGATTGTGCAATGTCGATCTTGGGGAGATCCAAATGTGAGCAGCCACTTTGATGTAGAGTTGAGGAACACGACAAGCAATAGTTATTCAGGAACGGTTTTAGACTATGGGATCAGATTCCAGCAAGGCTCTGATCTAACAGGTGGATCCTTTGAAACTTTTACAGCTTTCACAGGTAGCGAATTGATAGAAGCGCCAACTAACACAACACCGGACTTTCCAAGACCTTTGTTTGTGCCAAGTGCTAATCGTGGTCAACTGTTAAATCTGAGATTTGACTTTAATTATGTTGAAGCCTTTAATATTCATATATATGACTTGTTGATTCCAGAGGTGACTCCATGAGTATTTCAAGCGAACTAGGTAGACGAGTTTTTGCGCTTCAAGTAAGCGGTCTTGAATATCGTTTTCACAGTAATACTCCACCAATTTCATCCAACTTGGAAGCCAACATTGCAACATCAATTCCATATATTGACAGGCAAGGGATAATCTCAGTTGGTGCTTTTAGCGCTTCGGTTGATCCGGCCGGTGGGATTGCTCAATATAGTCCGTTGAGCATCACCTTGAAAATCGACAAGAAAGCTGATCTTGGGGATCCCGGAATCATCTTTGGTCGGTGTGGTGCAAGAAGCGCAAGCACAAGGACACAACTCACAAGCACAGCAAACAGAACATCAACGATATTCAGAATTGATCAAAACCTTAGTTCTTTGACCTATCCAAGATTATTCCATATTGGTTCTGAAACAGTCAGAGTCACAACCTACCTGACCAACAGACTTTTTGTTTCTGATCGTGCAGTTGGTGACACGACTCAACAAAGTCACTCTGTTGATCTTGAGGGGTCTTTTGTTCCCGAAGTGACTACAGAGATCACGACTTTTAGAGGTAGGCGAGCAAAGCTTTTTGCTGCTCATAGATACGCTGATGGAACAACAAGCGATTACGTTGAAATTATCAATGGCTTCATTGAACAGAGTCCCAACATTGAAGATGGCGACACTGTTGCTTTATCAATCGTCCCTTTGACAGCTTTGATTGATACTGAACTCGCAGACAAGGTCAACCAAACTCGACTCCTTCAAGGTTATCATTATTTTGATGGTAATTATGGAAGCGCTATAGAGTATGCTCTTGGACTCAGTTATGATCCTGCTCATGACGAGCCATATCTTGTCCCCGATACAAGTTCAACAATCACAGCAAACACTTTTAATACTATTATGTTTTCTAACTATGGCTCAGAAAATTATCTTGCTGACTTTGATACGAGCCTTCCAAGTGGTCCTGATCGTGATGAGTATATTGGAAGTCATCCACGCTATCCCAAATTAAAACAGTTTATCGGTGTGAACTTAGCGACAGATGGAGTTTACCCAACAGCAACAGCTCATTCTTTAAGTTTGAATGGTTATGTGATCAATGCAGACAGTTCTCCTAGTACAGCTTTGACAGCTGGAGAAATCACAAGTGCAGGCTTTTTCAATATCACTGTCAACAGATATGAGCTAAAGCAACATGAACTTGGGAACCAAGAGGTCAAGAAATGGCCAAAGGTGATCAATGATGTTTTGGCTAATGATGGGCCAAGCTCAACTCAAGGCTTTAGCGGCGGCTTCGCTCAATGGCGTTTAAATGCTGATAACATCATCCGAGCAAGCAAATTAAGCAACTCACCTTTTGCCGGCAAAGTCGTTCTTTGGAATGGCTATAATGGCTTTGTAAAGTTCAAAGAGCATATTGAAAACCAATATGGATCTTCTACTCCAAGAGTCTTCACAGCCAATGGAACGAACATCAATTTTCCTCCAGGAATTGGCTTATACTATCCTCTCGATATTGGAGAGCAAGAAGATCCATTCTATCCCGATCAGGGTGACAAGTTTATTGAAATAACAGCATCAACACAGCCAAGAACCGGCTTCTTTAATCTTCGTGATCTTGCTAAAGCTTACTATCAAAACTATGAATCAAAGATCTTAGTTGAAGATTCGCTTGGACTCCCAACGACAGCCACAGCCGGTGAAACTTATGATGTCACTGTCTTGTATTATGATCGACAAAGCGAAAGTACAAAGCGCCAAACTTTCCAAGTGACTCATGAATCTACAGCTTCCTTTGGTGGATCGACAGTTGGAAAGATCTTACACATTGCTGATTCCAATAGCTTCTCTAACAATGTCAGCTTTGCCGATTGGCAAGATTCAGAGCGAGTCTTGATCTTCAGAGGTAGCCAAGTAATTGAAGACAACGCTGGCCAAATCATGCTTAAGCTTTTAGAGAGTGGCGGCGGAAATGAAATCAATGGAGACTATGATCTCTTAGGGCTTGGCTTAAATATATCAAGCGCGGATATTGATGAAGATAGCTTCTTGGCTGTCGGTGCTTCTTGTCCGTTTGTTTTCACTGATCAATTTGCCGGTGATGGCTCAAGCTTGAGAGACATCTTTGACAGCTTGCTGAAGCTCATGGGCGCTTGTCTTGTTATGAAGCGAGATGAAACCACCGGTCGAAGCAGATTAAGCCTTCAGCCTTTGGGAGCAGAGAGGACAGCCGATTCTTCACTGACCATTGAAGCCGGTGATTGGCTAGCTGATCAGCCTCCACATTGGGACTTCTTCCAAGCTCATCAAGAATCTTCAACATTCTCTCGAACCCATTGAGAGTTTGGAGAGGCTCCATTGGCTCCGGTCCAAGTATTTTCTTAGATGTTGGCTCTTATGTTTCAGTGAGTAGTCCACACTTGAGAGGATATAGCGACTCATATGGAGTGACTAATGGTGTGGGTATGGTTCGCTCGATCAATCAAGAGCTGATGAGTGAAGGTTGTGAGATTGAACTTTTAACAACAGGCCTTGCTCCTGTTGCATGGAACGCCACAGCAAGAGTTAGCACAATTCCAACAAGTACGACTGTTTTAGTCGAATCAGATTACTTTAGTAGAAGTGATGTTGATGATGTCAGCTTCTTTAAAGCTGGTGATATTGTTGATTACCTTCCTCAAGGCGATCATGACAACGCTATCACAGGGCTTGAGATTCAAAGTATATCTTCAAACACTATCACCTTTGCAGGTTCTCATGGTATCTCTACACCTAAAGGAACTTTAGAGCCTACAACATACGCGAACGCTAGCGCAGATCATCAAGCTGATGCTTACTTAGCAAATGCTAGCAACGTGATCAACACAACGACCGAAGCGCAGGAGTTTTCATAATGCCAACAAAAGCAGAACTTGAGCAACAACTAGACGATCTAAAGCATGACTTAAGACGCAGTGAACGAGCATTGAATCAAGCGAGACTCGACTTAGAGCAACTTGACACAAATGCTTATACTCAAAAACATACAACTCCGGCTTTGTCTCCACAGACTCGACAAGCTCTTGATCGTGCGTATGCAGAGTGGGAGCGCGTTGTGATTGATCCTGATGCAAGAGTTGACACTTATTGCAAGAGTAGAGAGGGATCCGGCTGGTCTTGGCAAGCTGACTATTCAAAAAACGGCCAATATGCTTGGTGTGGTTTTTTTGCTGCTTTCTGTCATACAGCTGTAAAGTTCCCTATTCGCCAAAAGATCTTCCCTAGTTGTTATCGACTCTATAAGAATTGGTCTAAGACGAGCCGTTGCATTGAACATGGTAAAGTTCAACCGGGTGATATTGTCGTTGTGTATAGTAGCAAGCGAGCGCTTCAAGGTGATCACATTACTCTTTGCATTGATAACTCAACAATCAATGAAGGCTATATCACGACTATCGAAGGGAACGCACATGGCACACTTGGCGATGGTGAGTATGGCGAGGGAGTCATCAAGCGCCAGCGCAAGTTCTCAGAGTTTGCTCATGTGTATCGTTTACTTGGAGAAGACTTTGATGAGTAATCCAACACTAACCGAAAAAATGGGCGGTCGAAAAGCGCTTGGTTTTTATGCTGCCTTAGCTTGTTGCTTCGTTCTCGCTTTGCTAGACAAAGCACATACTGAAGTCTTAGGCTTAATTGATACACTATTCTTTATCTATGCTGGCGCGAATGTCATGGCCAAGCGTCAACCACAAAACAAGGAACCAAAGGAAAAAACAAATGAGTAAACTTGGAGTTCAGAATCCCATCACCGCCGGCCAAGCTGTGGCTTCTTACAATGCTTCTTCAGTGGCTGACACGAATTGGCACACATTAACAAGCAATGATTTTTACGACATCGCAACCGGAACACAGTTTGAAGACGGTTTGAAGTTTGCATATGTCGCAATCATGACCAATGCTTCAAACCTAAGCTTTTTTAAACTTAGATCTGCTGACAGTCCATCGGATGGCAAAACAAACACAGATGGAGTTATTTCTGTTTTTGGTGGATTTGACATTGACACACAAGCAATTCAAAATGAAATTACTGCAATCGCATATGCTAAAGCTTCAGCTAGTGACAAAACTGTCATTTATGCTGGTTTCAATAAATAAAGGAGTATAAGACTATGGCAATTTCACTTGGTGGTTTTTCAGGCGGTGGCGGTGGAGGTGGTGATGTAACCTCTGTAAATGGTGACACAGGGGCAGTAGTTGTAAGTCTTGACAGTGCTACTGATCAAGGGGCCACAACCACAAACGCCATCACAGTTGGTGGTATCACTATTGGGACTGAGTACAGTCTTCCAACTCTCGATGGTTCAGCAAATCAAGTTCTTCAAACCAACGGAACCGGAACTGTAAGCTTTGCAACTCTCGACTTCACAGGTGGCCTTGAGTACAAAGGTGCTTTCAATGCGACAGCCGGAACTCCAAGTCTAGCAAATGCTGAAAAAGGTGACTTCTATATCATTGATACAGCTGGCACAATCTACGGTCAGACTTGGGCGGTCGGTGATCACTTGCTCATCAATGAAGATATGGGTGGTTCAATCACTAACAGCAAGATCGACAAGATTGACAACACTCAAGCAGTGACAAGCGTGAACACTCAAACCGGTGCTGTTGTTGTAAGTGGAAATGACATCCTAGCTGATCATACAGCTGTCAACTATACAGCCGCTAACAATAACATTGATGGTCACTTCAGCGGAGTTGACACCAAGCTTGGAACTTTGTTGGCAGATATAACAAGCGAGAGCCTTAATGACTTGAGCGATGTGAGCTTCACAGCAGGCGCAGGGATTGACAATTATGTCCTGACCTATGACAACGCAACGACATCTTGGGGAGCGGAAGCAGTACCAAGCGCAACACCAGCAAGCGAGACAGTGGCCGGAGTTATTGAGATTGCAACGAACGCGGAAGCCGGAGCAGGGACAGCAACCGACAAGGCGCTTGTTCCAAGCAATATTTCATCACTCGACTTGTCAGCTATGGACAACACTACAAGCGCTTTCATCACTGCCGGTGACATTCCAACAGCGAGCCACAGCACAGCCGGTATTTTAGAGACTGCGACTAATGCTGAAGCTACAAATGCAACAGCTAACGACAAGATCATTACTCCAGCAAATCTTAGTCATATTGATTTAAGCACATTCGACAATGATGCTGGATTTATTAGTGACATTACAAGCGAGAGCTTGAATGATCTAAGTGATGTTAGCTTCACAGCCGGAGCCGGAATTGATAATTATGTCCTGACCTATGACAACGCAACGACATCTTGGGGGGCCGAAATAGTACCAAGCGCTCCTGTGACAAGCGTCAATACTCAGACCGGTGCTGTTGTTGTAAGTGGGAATGACATCCTAGCTGATCACACAGCTGTCAACTATACTTCAGCAAACAACAATGTTGATGGTCACTTCAGCGGAGTTGATAGTAAGCTAGGAACTCTATTGGCAGACATTACAGGCGAAAGTCTTAATGATCTAAGTGATGTTAGCTTCACAGCAGGCGCAGGCATTGACAACTATGTCTTGACCTATGACAACGCAACGACATCTTGGGGAGCGGAAGCCGCACCAACGGCAAGCGCAGCAAGCGAGACAGTGGCTGGAGTCATTGAGATTGCTACGAACGCTGAAGCCGGTGCAGGCACAGCGACCGACAAGGCGCTTGTTCCAAGCAATATCAGCTCTCTCGATTTATCAGCAATGGACAACACCACAAGCGCTTTCATTAGTGACATTACAGGTGAGAGCCTTAATGACTTGAGTGATGTTAGCTTCACAGCCGGAGCCGGAATTGATAATTATGTCCTGACCTATGACAACGGAACATCATCTTGGGGAGCGGAAGCGGTTCCCGGTGGGAGTCCTGCAAGTGAAACAACAGCTGGCATCATTGAGATCGCGACCAATGCCGAAACGACAGCAGGAACAGCAACAGATAAGGCGCTCGTTCCAAGCAATCTTTCAAGCGTTGACTTGAGCATTCTTGATAATACAACAAGCGCTTTCATCACTGCCGGTGACATTCCAACAGCAAGCGAGACAGTTGCCGGAGTCATTGAGATTGCAACGAACGCGGAAGCGACAGCCGGAACAGCGACTGATAAAGCTTTAGTTCCAAGCAATATCAGCTCTCTCGACTTGTCAGCAATGGACAACACTACAAGCGGATTTATTAGCGGAATCACAAGCGAGAGCTTGAATGACTTGAGTGATGTGAGCTTCACAGCAGGCGCAGGCATTGACAACTATGTCCTAACTTATGATCATGCAACGACATCTTGGGGCGCGGAAGCTTCAGCCGGTGGCGGTGGTGGTTATACTTACAGCGCAATCACAGCGGATCCTGCAAATGCTCAGTATGACTATCATTACTCATGCACAGGAACATTCACTGTGACCTTGCCAGCAAGCGCTGGAGCGGATGCAGGTAAAGAGATCAGAATCAAGAACATGGGTACAGGAACTATCACTGTCGATGGCAATTCAACCGAGACTATTGATGGCCAAACAACCATTGATCTTGATACTCAATACAGTTCAATAACATTGATTGCAACCGGGAACACTCCGGCAGCTTGGGAGATTGTATAAGATGAGTCATAATAAGATAACAGTAGCAGGCCAAGAGCCTGACGTGAATGGAAATATAAGCGTAGATATTGAAAATCTGAGTGATGTAAGCGGAACTCCAAACACAGATGATTATTTAAAATGGAGTGGTACAGTCTGGGAGCCGACTGCTAACGCTAGTTTGAGTACTGGCGTAGGCCATATATTCATCGGGCAAGGTGAAAGCGATAATTATTCGAATTCACCTCACGGAACCGGATCATTTAATGCTTTAGATCAAATATACTTTTATGATTCAAGCCCGGTTAATACAATCACCGGCGCGACGATAACAAGCTCTAGCGGTTGGATAAGCTCGATTACATTGCCGGCCGGAGATTATTTAATAAATGCTAAAACGCTATTTGAGTTTAGCGCTACGGGGTATTGTGGTTATGCTATATATAGCGGCAGTACTAAATTAACGGGTTATGGTGTAGTAGGAGAGTCACGCGGAAATTATGGGGGAAGCTCTGATATTTCCATGGGCATCATTCAGCTATCATCATCTACTACGATTACGTTTAAAATTGGAGTTTTATCAAATGTAGATACTGGTACTGCACAAAGCACGACACCAAGCAAGCATAATTTAATTTATATAGAAAAATTAAGTTAGGAGTAATTCGTGAGTTATAAAACTTTTACAGTAAACTCAAAAGCACCAAACTCTAATGATAATATATCTATTGATTCCACTAATCTATTAGATGCTGAGCGTTTTGGTGTTAATTGTGTTTTAAGAAAAACGGCTAATGGATGGGGCTCAAATAGTTGTTTAAAATCCTATAGTGGTAATTTAAATTTTAAAAACACTACTGCGGGTTATAGCATTAATTACGGTTATCCCTACGATGTTGGTGATAATATAGAGGCTAGAAAAGTAAGCGGTGAGTTTAATTTGACTGACTCTATAACTCTAATAA